CAAATGGTGAGGAATATGTACAAGTAGAGATAAAGGATGGATTTCTTAACTCACTGAGATTTCCAAGAGATTTGGAAGAAGTTGCATATAAAATTTGTACTTCTGCATCAGTTGTAGTTGCAGTATCATTAGATTGTTGAAGAACATATCCATCAACAGGAGGTCTTGCAGATGCAATTCCAGAGGCAGCAGGAACAACGTATCTTGCTCTATAAACTGTATCAAGAAGTGCTCTATCATCCTGTTTTCTGGTGATGTAAGTTCTAGGGGTGGCATCACCTAATGCTGTGGTTCCAAGACCAACAATCTGTCCATGCAGAGTATTATCAGTGGTAGAACCAGATACGTTTACATACCACTGAGTCTTAGATGTGTCATATTGAACAGGGTGCCCAAGATCACCAGAGAGTTTATCAGAAACTCTGGATTCAATTCTAAGACCACCACCAAGACTGTTGATACCAATAGCTTCGGCAGCAAGAGCAGCATTCAAAGATGTTGCAACTTGAATCTGATTGTCGCCAGTAAATCCAGCGTTGGAGTTTTCCTTTGTAATAGCGAAGTAAACTCTATTTGGTCTCAATCCATCTGGAAGAGCACCATCATCAGAAATAACACGAATTGATTCACCATTGATGAAATTATGATCTTCTTTTAGAGTCATAATATTGGAAGTGATGCTGTTGAAACCAACAGATCTACCAACAAATGATTCTTTGATCGAGGTAAACTGAGAGGTGGTAATGCCATTCACAGGCATCGTGATTCTCGCAGTATACTCAGTAGCGGTGCCACCGACACTCAATTGTGCTTTCAGTTGATCATTAACCTTGGCACCAATTCGATATCCCTCAATAACACTTAAAGGTTTATCTGCTACGTTGGTTCTGTTGTAGAGGTAAACTCTACCAGTCGATCCAACACCAACAGCAGTTTGATAAACATCAATAGCGTCATATTCAACAGACGTATCTGTCGTTTCAAGTTCTCTTGGCGGAATAATGTGAGTGATATATCCAACATCATCTTTTTGGAATGCACTCTTCTTAAATCCAGAGGAGATTAAAGCCTTTGCACCAAAGTTGGAGTTAGAGTTAGTAACTGACTGGTCACCACCAGACTCAGCAACAAAGTGCTCAGCATAACCAATGGCAAAGATGGAGACTAACTGTAAAACAGAGTCGTTAGAGCACTTGATGTGGAAGTTTTTGTACGCTGGTTTATAAACAGCACGTGAATCACTAGAAAGATTAGCGATGGTCGTAGCATCATCATACGAACCAGTCGTTTCATTGTATTTTACGAATGCATTATTATCTTTTTGCAGACCAATTCCGGTGAATTGTGCAACAACCATGGATTTAAATCCAGTTGCCTTGTTGCCATCTGCATGAAGACCACACATACCAAATACAGATCTCAGAGAGATGTTAAAGATGTATGGTGATGCAGATGTAACAGTATCAACAACAACGTTGACATTTCCATTAGCAGGATTTTCTAACGCTGTGGCAGGAGCATTAGAAACAGTATATGTAAATTCTGTCGTGCTAGTAACACCAGCACATACAAAGTTGCCATTATATCCAGACGCAGTAACTCCACTGATTCTGATGGGAGTATCAACGTCGATACCAGCAGTTTTGATTGACGTGTTAGTTTTAACCGTGATCGTGGTAGTAGCACTTACACCATCACCTGCCTTGATAGAGGAAATACCAACCTCAGCACCTTTCGATCCAACAATACGGAATTCATCAATTTTTGGTTGAATATCAACCGTTCCAGCAGGATAATCTGGGGAAATGGGTCTACCCGAAGAATCATCATATACATCAGAAATTTTCTGATAGTACATTTGAAGGTCAGTCCTGTTCTCAGCAATATTCAGGAAACCATCATCAATAACAACGTCGTTTACACCATCAGCATATTCAAAACATGCCAGTTTATGGTGAGAGAAATTAGGTATAAAAAGATTGTTAGTATAATCTTTGTATGCAGTGGTATTAGGGTCAGCATCAAAGAATGAAAACTGCCAATAGTAAGATCCACCAGTTACACGGAAGATGGCAGATCTACTAATGGAATCATTTTCAGGGTTTGGGACGTATTTTGGTCTAATCTTCGTTTTTCTCAGATCAAGACCAACCAAGGAGGTGCCTCTTGGAATGATAGCACCACCATAAACAGAGTTTAATTTATAAAGATCGTTATCAGAAACAGTGAGATCAAAATTAGAAGTCAAGCTAAATGGTGAGAGAATCAAACCCTCCGTGCCATTTCTATTTCTATATTTTGCAGTGCCACTTCCATCATCATATGGAATCCAACCTGGTCTGTTATCAACAACGTGATCGCCAGGATAGATTAAGATCGTGGTTTTTCCAAATCTATCGTTATCTAGACCTGATTGATACGAAAATCTAGATGCTTCGATTAATGCCCTTTGAATGGTTTTGAAGGGTCTCGTTAATGAATTACCCTGATTCTCAATGCTATCCGTAGCATCAAGATCATTGGGATTCACATATAAAATATTACCCTTGGCGTTCTTTAAAAAGTTTTGAAGTCTGCTGAGACCCATTGTATTTCGACCATGATTTTCCTATATGTTATTTAGCTCTGCAAGGGGATGAACCAATGAGACAGGGTATATCTTTCTGATTTCTTGACCTTTTCAACCCAGTGTAGATCCTTACTTCCTGTAAAGAAAATCATTGTACCAGTTTTGGGGACAATTTCCCTATCTTCAAAACAAGTTTTACCACCCTCATAATCATCATTCAAATATATGACTGAGGCAAAAGTATCAATGTAAAAATCGTGATGAGGGTCTTGTTTTGAACCCACTGGCCATCTAACAATTTGACACAAGTCAGATTTTGATTTTTCACCACACTCTGAGCACAGAGATATTAATTGATCTGTTATTTTTTCTATTTTTGGTAGAGTGAGTGGAAAGGTGTCACGATACTTATATGATTTTCTACTGTTTTCGTGATAAAAATCTATCAATTGCTTGCAATAGTCTTCACTCAAAAAATTCTCATAAACGTGGATCATGGTTACAGAGGCATTAAGGAAAGATATTTACGTTTACTAGGATCTGGTTCTAAAAGAATATCAAATCCAAGAGTTACTCTGGGACTGTTATATTCAGAATCAACAACGACTTTATGTTCTCTATTCCCAGGACCCAAGTATATATTTCCAATCTCATTTGCTATTTCATAATTCCTGAAAATGGTTCTTGTATTTTTAGGATCAATTGAAATATATCCATGATAATCCCAAAGATGATTATGCCAATCTAAAACCTCATCGGATTTATGATAATTTAACCAACATTGCATCCACTTCCGTTTATTTGGTATTTTTTCATTTACAAATTCTCTTAATTCATGAAAAAGATCATTGAATACAATCGATGGTGAAGACAAACAAAAAAAGTTGTAATCAGAATAAGTCCAAGTGGAAGAATTATTGTTGAATAATTTCTGATGAAGAATATGAATTTTTTTAATCTCTACCAACATCTGTTGGTGATTCTCAATAATTGTTTGAGATTTGCGAATGTGATAATCCATAAAAAAATATAGGAGTGGGGGGACTTGAACCCCCACGAACTTTACGTTCAACAGATTTTAAGTCTGGTGCGTCTACCGATTCCGCCACACTCCCAAAAAATCACTCTTCGTAAGTAGGAGGGTGAAATGTACAATATTCGTTAAAGGTGATTTTCATCTCCTTATTAGTCAAACCTGCGTTCTTCGCTGCTTTCGGTAAATTCCATTTTGCGGAAAATAACATTTCCATGGATTTTCTAGTTTCAGGTCTCATTAGATGTCACAAATAGTCTCTTCATTATACCAGAAATCTCGCCAATCTTTTTCGCTGTGGGTTACATCATAAATGGCACGGGTGATAATCACTGCTTTTCCGTCTTCGGCAATGATCTTGAAACTTTCTCCGTTTTCGACCCTTTCAAAAAGTACATCAAAATCTCGTTGGAATTCTTCAACTGTGAACTGTTCCATTCGTAAAAATTCAGGATTTCCGCATAAAGTTTGTCTGAGTATCTGT